AAGCGTTGCGAGAACTCCTTTGCTCCACCGGATACAACTGTATCAAGCGCATATTCTGGGAAGTCAGCAGGACACTCAACGCAGTAGGTAGTTATAAACTGCTGAATACATTCAACTAGAACCCAAGTAGTTTTGTTAGCCATGACCATCCTCCTGGTGATTTGACTTCGGTAAATTTGACATCTTGAAAATCAAAGATGTTGCCCATACCCCTTAATCGTTCCTCTGCTAAATACGCAGCTTTGTACTTAGGATGAATCCAACGTAACGCAGTACAGTCCTTATTGCTATAACTACACACCTCGAATACCTCCATTGTGTTTGGGTCATAGACAACTGTGTAGTCGCGCCCACCTTGCTCACCCCACTCTGATGTTAGACCAACAGCGTTAGAGCCGAAGCATTGCCATTGAAAGTGCCAGACATCGCTGATACGGTACTTAACACCCTCCATCCAATCTTTAATTGTTATCATTTAAAGCCTCCAGTTGTTTGTATATCCTAGACAGAACTTTCTCTCTTTTGTCCTCAACTTCATTCTGCTCGACATACTCACGTTCTTGACGAAGCCTGTAGTCTATCCATGCTTTATCTTGTTCTGTCATAGCATCTCCAGCCTTTGAGCATACCACGCAGCCTTGCCAGCATCATCTGAGTCCTTCTCACCTAGCCGACTAGCGTACTTGAGCAGATTGCCCCTTAGATAGCCCCTGTACTCCTCTGGTGACAGCTTGGCTTGGATGTAGTCGATAGTTTCGATTCCGCCCTTGGTGTAGTGAGGAGGGCTATTCACCATGTCTGGTCTGACTGCATCCCAATCTTGTGCTGTGGCATCGTTAATGGATTTGCTACCACAGTATTTATCAGTCCAGCCTGTCCAATCTTGGCTGCTCTTTTCATCCACCCAGTAGTTCTTCTTCTCTGGTGGTGTGCAGTATTCCTGGGCAAGTTTGATTTCTTGGTAGGTATATCCGCACGTTTCGATCATGGTAGCCTCTATTTCTTCAGCAGTTAGTGGTGGTGTACGTTTCAGCAGTTCTTTGTACTTCAAAAATATCTCAACCATGATGCTTCTCCACTATGGTGTTCAGTAGATCAAACGCAGCCACCTTGTCCGAACTCATCTTGGTGTACTGCCCCTTGCTACACGCTATGCTCAACAGCACTAGCTCATGCTCTGTTGCCTTGCCCAGTGCGTCTATTAGTGAGAAGGACTTGCCCTTAGTGCTATACTCGTATGTCATTTACTTCCCCTTTGTTTATATGCCATATCCCAAGCCTTACCCCCACACACCAGTTCAGCCCTCTCACGCCCAGGTATTATCCACCTTGGTTCTAACACTATCTTGTGGTAGCAGTCGCAGTAAGGCTGCACCAGATGCGGTGGTAACTGCTCAATGCCCTTGCTGGGGCAAGCAAACAAGTCGGTCATGGCGAGCATTAGGATAACTGCTATGATGATTAGTAAAAAGTCGAGGAAGTCTCTCATACATTCTCCTGCGCCACATCAAGCATCCTCTTTTGCACAGCCTCGATAGCCCTGTTGCATCCATTGCAAATGTCCACAATGTAGCCATACCCTCGCAGATACTCAATCCACGACTCCTGCTCTGGACTGACTACGCCACCATTAGACCGCTTCATCTCTATCCATAGGGCTAGAGCAGGTATGAATAAATCAGGCACACCTGCTGACACCCCCTCGTTCTTTAACCTTGCTGCCGTGCGTATGTCCCTAGATCCTCCGTTGGGTATGTGGAATATTCTAAAGCTGGGGTGCGTCTTACGCATCCATGTCACAAACATAATTTGCTCCATAGATTCGCTTGCTACCTTGCCTAAACTCTTTTTAATTATTAATGTCATGCCATGCCCTTTCAGTTACTTGATAAAATTTTCCATTCCTACGATACTTGATAATAGATGGGTGACTTGACATATTTAACACTTTGACCGCCTCATCTAAATCATTCTCTGACTCAATGCTGAATGTACTGGCTTTAGCATTGTTTGCTATTTGTGCCACCGTACCTCTCGCTTTGTCTCCGGCAAATCCATCATGAGTGACTGGAAAATACTCGGTTATAATTGGTGCGGTGAACGACCTACCATAGTACCGCACCTTAATCATTTTCTTACCTGACTGAGCAGATTTATGCGTATGCCACATCCAAGAAATAACAGCAAATGAATGAAGGCTGGCTGCACCCATAATATCGTCATCGTATAGAATTGCTTTTGGCTTTTCTCTTTTTTTGTACTCGTATCCGCAGACATGGCACTTCATTACACTCAAGTGTAGTATCTCCATGCAGACACTATCGTCTGGCATCTGACCTGGGCATATCTTCACCGGAGCATCGCCAACCTTTGTTCCCTTCTTTGCCGGTGGCTTTACCATTGTGATAGCACCATGCTTCATAACGCACCCAGCAAAATCCAAGATTAGGCAGTGATCGGTATGGGATTTCACTCGCAAGCCACGACCAGCCATCTGCACATACAACCCTGCCGACATGGTTGGTCTAGCCAAGACAATGCAATCTATGTCTGGATAGTCGAAGCCAGTCGTTAGTATGTTGGCGTTGGTTAGTATGCGTAGCTTGCCACTTGTGAACTGCTTTAAGATATTCTCTCTGTCAGTCATGGAGTGGCTTCCTGTTACGCACAATGCCTTCTCACCATACTCGGTAAATCTTGTTGCCAATGTCTCAGCGTGTTCTACTCCAGATGCAAATACCAGTATGCTCTTGCAATGCTTGGCTCTCGCTAGAGTTTCCGTCACGATGCCATCGTTAGCCTTAATTGCTGCATCGCTCAACTCGCTTGGTATAAACTCGCCACCCCTGATATGCACACCAGATGTATCAATGTGCTGTGCAGTATGCTTTGAGTGTAGCCTCGCCAAGAATCCATCATCAACCAGTTCGGTAATGCTGACTGGATTAATAATATCGCTGAACAGTGCATTATCGCCTTGGTGTATATAGCCATGACCGAGACGGTAAGGAGTGGCCGTAAAACCAACCACACGCAAGTTTGGGTTGTTAGCCATCAATGTTTTAATTAGCTTCCTATAGTTCCCCTCGTCTTTATGTGAAATCAAATGGCACTCATCTATAATGATTAAGTCAATTCCAAGTAGGTCATCGGCTCTCTTGCATATAGACTGTATGCCAGCGAATGTTATTTTATTGTCCAACACCTTCTGCCCGATAGCTGCTGAGTAGATTCCCACCGGTGCATCAGGCCACAACAACAGCAACTTGGCATGGTTCTGCTCGATCAACTCCTTGACGTGCGTTAGCATCAGGATAGATGTGTCAGGCCATGACTCCAAGGATTGCTTAACCAATGCTGCAATCAATACACTCTTGCCGGATCCAGTAGGCATCTCCACGCATGGATTGCCTATTGGATTACCCTCAAACCACTCATATATTGCTGATAGAGTATGGTTTTGGTATGGTCGCAGTTTCATCCAACCACCTCACCACCACATGACAGCCTGAAGTTCTGTGCCAGCTCATCGTCAACTATGGATTCGCAACCACCAGGATTAGTGAGCAACTCCTTAGATGTGAATACATTATAGCCACGCTCACCATTGCGTACCCATGTCTCGCCAATCTTCCATGACACTAGACCACCGTCCTCTACTTGCATCTGGTACGGAACTAAATCCATATGAAGTATGTGGGCATCGCAGCCAGTGAGTTGCGCCTCGAATGGGATGGTAGTATCCCAATGTTGGCAGTGCGCTGTACCATCATCGTTGAATGTGATGTTGGCGCAGGTACGGCAATGAGTTTCCTTTGCCGGTACACCCTTGTGGCAAGTGTCGCGTGATGAGCAGAACTTGCACTCAAACCAACTAGGGTCATTTGTCAATGGCTCTGGTATGCGATCAGATTTAATGATGCGGTGCGCCCTCTCCACAAGTGCCTCGTAAGTCTTTTTGCAGAACCTGACACGCTCTGTATAGATGTTGTCATTGTCTTTGCAGATAGCCACATACAATGCCCTCTCGATACCGAACTTGCCCATGTACACTTGCATCTGTGCGAAGTGCTGTATCTTGGATATTTCAACTCCATCCTTAGACACCGAGTTAAAACTCTTGAGGCTGTGAGTCTTAATCTCCAGAACGTGCTTGGCTTTCGGTGACTCCGGTACGCCAGATACAATGATGCCATCACACGAACCTGCAAAGAAGCCATCCTTGAAGCCAAACTGCCTCTTGGTGGATGGGTTAACGTCATCAACAATCAAGCCAGCATTGCGTAAGTCCTTCACCAATGGCAACTCCTCATCTTGACCGCGCCTGAACAGTCTAAGCATACGACCATCAAAGTCCTCACGATTAATCCAGCGAAAGCCGTACCAGATCTTGCGGTCACACGAATCACCAATGACGGATGCGCCCAGGTGAGGTCTTGGTGTGTCGTTTACTTTAGCCTTGATGCCAGCGTATATCTGCTCTACTAACTTGTTAGCGTATAAATCCATTTTCATTTTAATATTCCAAATTAGGTGGGCGGTCTAAGTGCCGCCCTGACTTATGCTATTTTGCCCACGGTGGGGACTTGGCACCAGTTGCTGTAGCACTAGGTGCTGGTGCGCTACCCATAGCAGATGGTACTGGCTTCCACGACTTGACACTGTTGGAAATCTTGCCGTTGTATTCGCTCTGTGTGACATACACTAAAACGCGACCTCCAACAAACTTTGTCACTTCTTCAGGTGAGTTAATGCTCGACACACCTGTTGACTCCATGAGCGTACGGAATTGCGTACGCCCGATGTTCTCAGCAGTAGAGCTTGCGTTCTTGGTGGTAATCATGCCGAATATAACACGCTTGGCATACTTGCCCTCGTCAACCGCGAGCTGGATGTTGAGATACTCCGAACCCTCGTTCTTGCCTTGCTTAATCTCACACTTGCGAACTGCTACTTTATACTCGCCCTCCGGTAGTGGTGAGAAGTCCTGCTCTTGGTGGTCATCTACTGGTAAATCTTTTACGTTAATTGCATGGTCAAAAAAGCTCATATTATCTCCTATAGTGATTCAATTGAAAAGGTTGGTCTGCCTGGAGTAGTGGTAACTGCTCCGCTTAGTGCTGCTCGTATTGATTCTGGTTCTGCCCTCCATTCTGTTGTGTTAATCTCCGCTTTCCAGCGGAAGATGGTTGATAGTTTGTCCGATATACCCAAC